GCATTACAGGCTGTCTCGTATCTGTGTTTGATATAGCGAAGCCCAATATCTATTTGCCTATATGGATCACGTTCCTTCATTCGTAGCATTTGTGGGATTCCATAGGCTGTAGATTTAGGATTATCAGCTCTTGGATTCCATTGTGATTCACGTGTCCAAAGGAGCTCTAAGCATCTATATTCCTTGGCATCTATTAGTTTAAAGTGTGCGTATAACTTATAGTTATTAATGTCTTTTGGTGTGTTTATAGCTGAGGCTGGTGTTGTGCCTAATACACAGAGCGCACCCAATAGCACCAAACAGCGCCTGCGAGCTACACGCCTCAGCGGCTCGCCAGCGCGTATGGAGCGTACCGGATAGGTCAAGGACAATGCAATAATGTGGATAACTTTAACGGGCTGCCGGCGTGTTGTCCACAGGTTATTAGGGGTTGTGGATAACTTATTCATCGCACCCTACCTAACCCTGAACGCTGTAATGCAGCTACTGATTGATCGCCCATTGCGAACATAATGGTCAAGTACTGGATCTGCGCAAAGCTATTACCACGTACGAACTTGAGCGCAGGGTCCATACACATAACGCCATCGGCTTGATCCCAGGCCTGCTTAAACCAATTAGCCTTCGATGTAGGTACCAGACATATGCCGTCACCGTGCTCTATAAACTTCTCGATCCATTTACGCGGTGACGAATATGGCGGATTCATCCATACGGTGCCCTCCCAAGGCGAAGCCAAGCCGTCATCGATAATCGTGTAATGGCGTTTAGCCGGAATCCACGGAATACCGCCCTCAGGCGAGGCTACGTCTAAATCGAACTCAATACCTAACGCCTCGAATATATGCGCTGGTGTGTAATAATCGTCCGATGAGCCCGTATCTATCAGGTTATACCCGAACTCCATATCTAGGGTCTCACTCATTATTTACCCCACATAATTTCGGTATCGCCCTGGTTGAACGTCATTATGACCGAGTGGAAGCTTGAACCCTTGCGTAGCTCGCCTGCTTCGTCATAGTACGCAATACGCCTGGATGGAACGTACACGCTTGGATAGCCATATTCGCGGTAGAGGTTATGGCGGTTTACCCCACCCAAGGCATCGATTGGTAGCACTAATACGCTTTTTAACCCGTATTCGTATACCTTGCGAATTATCTGATCCTTAATGCTAAAAGGTGGATTGGTAATAATGTAATCCGCAATATGGAACTGGCCATCTATGAAGTCCTGAATCCCATATATGACAGTGTGCTCCATCGCTTGTAATGTCTTGACAAAGAGGCTGTTTTCCGAATCAAACGGGCACAGGATTAGCGAATTGGGCTCCGGGTCTAATAGCTCGATAGCAATATCTACGGTTTCCTGGCTTGTATACCATTCGTCCGAATAAACGTTTTTTGTAATTCCGTTTAATGTCATTGGTCCTCCATTAAACATACGCCCATTACCCCACACTTGGTACATTGAAGGGTTTTTACGTTAGGCGGCAGGTTATCGGTGATAATCCTTTCGATCTGTTCGGTGACCTTCTTACATTTACGGCACTCGTATTTATAGGTAGTCATTACGCCCTGCATTCTGCACACAGCCACATTACGACTTCGCCGGCCACATCGCGTACATTGAATCCACCCAGTCCTGTCTGCCAGTTTTTGCATTGATCGCAATATTGAGCAGCTACCACGGTTATATTTCCGTCATCGTGGATAGTGGTTGCGTAGCCATCTTTAATAAACGTCAATTCTCCCATTACAGTTTTACCGCCTCGTCTATGTGTAAATACGCGACCGTTTTATCAACCGGGATAGTCTTGTTATAGGTTGATGCCGGCAGTTTTCGCGTGGTCCAAGTGACCTTTATCTTGCGTAGGTTAAACGCATATATGCCCTGAGGCGTTGAATTGATATAAAACGGCGTAAAGCCTAGTTTGTCCGCCTGTTGTACCAGTGACTCGTGCTTATCCTTTTCCAGGATTAACTCGTCATAATGTGTATGGCGGCATTTTAGCTCGATGATTAACCGATAGCCCTGGCTGGTTGCATCTATATATTCGAAGGCATCGCTACTCATCTCTAAATCCTCTAAGTAGCGTGTCTTAATGTAATCAAATAGCCCGGCCTCTGTAAACTCTTTAGCCATTTTATACCTGTGGCTTCCACTTACCGTCAGAAGCTAAAACATACCAACGTGGGGTACATTGATTAGCCCGGTTCTTTTCCGTGCACTTGTACGCAGCCCACGGCTTTCCGGTTGTCTTGGCTGTTCCCTCGGCCCACACCATATGCCCGTGCGAGCACTGTGGAGCTTCAGCTACTAATTGACCGCCTAGGTTTGAAGCAATGTCGGTTATAGCTGTGGCCATTGTAGGAATGTCCTCGATCGCAGCCTTGGTGCTCCACGGGTCAGAATCGGCCGGTAGGACCTCTACCTTTTCCATATCCTGACGTGTAGGCCGTCCGGCATCGCTAGGGCTCAATAGCCCGATTACGCGACCGTAAGCCGAAGTGACAGTATCCTCTACCAGCCAGCGCTTCATATTGTTAGGTAGCGAAGCCACGTTGCCATATGCGTAATCAACCGCGCTCGGTACGTGATCCTCGTATTCACGATAGGCCTCGGCCCGAATTAGAATTGTGCCCTTGGTTAAATCCATATCCTCAATAATGGCAACGAGTCTGCCTGTCGGATGCTCGGATCGAAAGCGCTTAATCCTGCTATTTACATCCTCGTAATTGTCTAAGAATCCCATTAGATTAGCTCCTTGTCTTTCAGAGCCTGTGCTATTGCCCGGCCGCGAATAAACCCTTCGCCGTGCCCCTGGCGGTAACCGATGGAATATCCGATCACCATAAACATAAAGCCAATACCGCAAGCGGCAAGGCCTATTAATAGGTCCATACTGTTCATTGTTCGCCCTTTGTTAAGGCCGAGCAGCTACCAAACCGAGTAGCCCTCCCGGCGTTTGTAGTATCAGTATGAGGCCTACCACTGACAAAAGGCAATTACCTGGCTAGGCGTGTCTCCAATAATATTTCATAGATCTTGTCGATCTTTACGTCCATACGCTCTTGACGGGCCTCTATATGGTCAATCCGACCGCGTAGGTTATGGCCGCCGTTGCCGTCAGGCTTTAGTTCGGACAGGTAATACTTTACAAAATGACGGATAAGCCCAGCCCCCAGCCCCAAAATGGTACAACTCCCCAAAGTTATACCGACTACGAGCTGGACTTGTTCCATTACTTCTTAACCCCAAACTGACCTTCGGAAGGTTGAAGTGCTTTAAGTAATGGCCCGATTAGCCCAGCGATGAACGCGTTAGCCAATACTTTTGGATCTGATATACCGGACATATACAGTGCAGCGGCGCTAGCCAGCGCAGCGCGACCGTAGGATTTTGCAGCAGCTATTGCTTGTTCTTTCATTTTATGCTCCTTAGTGCCCTTAAGGATTTTGGATAACTATAAACCTAAAGTCTCGATTAAGGCTTTAGCTTTGGCTGGTGTCACATTGACTTCGAAGTGCATATCGTCCGGACGGCTCTTAAAATCGCCACCCCATTTTAGGCCGTACTTTTTAGCCAAGGCCCGAATCATCGGGACCTTTTCAGCCGGGAATGTATCGAACTTACCTAACGGGTGTTTGGTTGCGTTTAGATCAATAGCTGTACCGGATGAGTGGCACGATAGTTTGGTCGGATTACCCCTAACCATTCTGTACGCATATGCCCAATCGTCAAACGTGCCCTCATCGATTGGCTCGATTAGCTCGTGAAATTCAGCCGCGAAGGCTGCGAGCAGTGGCCCCACGCTCTCAGCACATCGCAGCTTACGATCCGTACCCTTTACAAGGTAGGACTTTATTTTTATAGCTTCCGGATCTTTAGAGGCCGGGTAGCCGTTATAACTAGTCTCCACTTGTAACGCTCGGTGTGGATTGTTCCGCTTCTGGGTTTAGATAGCGTTGATAGTCTGAATTGCCTTCGTCAATAGGTATAAACCAGCCGTCAGAACGCTTAATACAAATGACTTTGCCTTGTTCATCTTTGATTTCTTCATAAGTTAATTTTTCCATTTTACAACTCCGAACTTGCATTGAATAGAAGGTTTGTCGCTGACCCACAAATTGCGCCTGATGTCGCACCTGATACTGTAAAAGAAATAAAACCAGTTCCGCCACCAAGTCCCGAAGCCGTGATAGCGGTTGCCGTTCTTGTCGTTGTTCCGATTTCGTCAATACCACCTGATACAAAAACTACTGATGGCGCAACTCGCATAATGCCATAATTGACCTGCAACACCGCTGCGGTTGATGATGTAAACTTTCCAATTCCATAAAGAGTTGGCTTGTAATAGTATTGACAAGCGGCTAATTCTCCTTGAAATGTTCCACCAGCGCGGCTGAAAGCCGTAGCAACTGAACCAGCCTCTAATTGAATCTGTGTAATTTGGAAATAATCATTTGCTGCAACTGTCTCTGTTCCACCTGAACCAAAGGTTCTGATACCAATGTCCACAATCGCTGCCTCTGCGTTATCGGCAACATTCATAGCAGTTACAGATGCAAAAGCGGCGAAGGTTAGGCTTTTCTTTTCCCAAGTATCTGCTGCATTAACAGTAAATGATTGAGTCGTATCTGTTCCACCTGTGAGAGTTGATGCACCTACTCGGACATAATGGCTACCTGTTTGGTTGCTTCGATACCAAAAGGAAATTGTGGCTTGATTACCAATTAGTTGATAAACACTTCCACCTTCCATTGGCTGACGAAATGCAAACTCGGAAACAGATGTTGCGCTACTTGATAACTGTTGCAATTTAATTGAATACTTAGAAGCACCATTGGGAACAGATGTATCACGCGAATAGGTGGCATTTAGAGAAGTACCTGACAAGACAGTTTTCCATCTATCAGCCAAGTAAGTGCCATTTGCTATTGCTGCACTTGTCGTTCCTCTTTGCCAATAATCTGCATTTCCGTTAATCAAAACATTTTTAGCCGCTGCGTATGAACTCTGATAGCGCAAGCCTGTCGAAGTGGAACTATCTGCTACGAGCGTTTCGCCGTTGTTGCCTACGGCTAGACGTGCCGGGGTATCGGCCGCTGTAGCTGTAATTAAATCGCCCTTTGCATCGACGATCGTATTTTGGATTGCGTTAGCATCGTCGGAAGTAACCCAAACGAAGTCCATATCTGTATTTGAGTTCTTGCTTAATACCTGTCCGCTGGTGCCGCCCTTGAGATCGACCAGCGAGGCATCGATAGAATCTCCTAATGCCTCGATAGCCGTAGCTCCATCTTTGACCAGATCGGTCGAAGTTGGAACGGGCCAGTTAAAGTTCGGGGTAACCGTTGCCATTATGTCAAACCTCCAAAAGCGTCTTCCCAGATAAGTGTAGCGTTTACACCTGTCCAAACCAGGTTAGACGGGCTAACCGTATCCCACTGTGGCGCAACCAGTGAGAAATCTGTAGGGCTCAGCGTGAGCGTTATGTCTACGAATTGAGGCGTAGCCCTGATGGCAAAACCCTCCAGGAATCCATTA